GAATTAAAACATATGAAGCCAAAGGCGTCCTTTTGGGCGTCTGTTGCTACTGAGTAATCATTTGTTTCGAGTTGATACTCACCCCCTGTTTCCAGTTCATAATCGCCGCCTGTTTCCAGCTCATAATTAGGGGTATTGTCGTTAATAGAATCTGGGGCAATGAATGCATACCTGCCTGAGAAGCGGGTTAGTTCAGCCGTATACGTGTAGGTAGAGCCTGGCTTTTTCTGGAGTACGCTCAGTACCTCGGCTGCCAGGGTAGGAGAGGCCCCCTCAACATCTTGTATAGAGGCTGTTGTCAGGTCAAAATCACCGCCCGTCCACAGATCAGAATCCTGGGCGTCCATCTCAAATTCTATTTTCTTGGGCATCACTGCATAGCGGGCCAGGAGTCTACCCCCCAGCTGTGTCGCCAGCCCGCTGTCTCCTGGGGCCATCCAACGACTAAAAATATTCCTTACCCTGATGTCGTCAAACTCGTCCTCTGATTCTTTTTCAGGGTCTATAGATATGATAAGCTTTTTATAATTGGATATTTTATCTATTTCTCCCGTGGGGTCTCTAATTCCAAAATGGACCCATACCTCTGTGAGCCTTTTTTCTTCATCGTCTTCGACCTTCATTGTTCCACGTAGAACATTAAGCGAATCAGTGACAGATTTTACAGCAGTTCTTGGGGGCGCTATGGCTTTAAGTTGTACCTTCTGTTCGATCTCATCCCACCAGATATAGAATAAGCCCTGTTGTATTAATTCGGTTATCAGCTCGTTGACGCCGTTGGGCTCAGTGATTAAAGCCGTGTAGTTATTTGCGCTTAACCACAGGTCTACCTCTGCCTGCCACTGGACTGTGTCTAAAAAACCGGCATCAATATTAGCGTGGGTGTTTAACAGGGTAAATAATATATCGTTAATAGGCTCTGCTGTAAATCTTAAGCACTCCTGTATAGATGCATCTGCAGTGTGCGCGTTAGCTGTAGTGCCGTCAGTTCCCCGGGCAATAAATGTCAGGGCATCAGCTACCCGGGTAAAGGTCATGGTCTCATCGTCTATGCGTACTGTTCCACTAGCTGCATATTCTTGATTACCAATACCTGCAGGACTGAGCGTTGCTGAGAGCACGCTATCATTTATGTCGGCATCTAGAATACCAGAATTAATAAACGGTGCCTGGGCGCGTTTGTCATCTGCAAGCTTGAGCACATCTTTACCAATAACTGTTACCCGCCCCTTAGAATCAGGGCCGGTAATTTTGTCCATAAAATATTCTCTAGTCTGAGTAACTAACTGGCCGGTAGACTCGTCAAAGTAACCTATTTTATACCGCATCCTTCTACCATTATAAAAGGGATTTCTTGCCAGTAGCTTACCCCAGAATGAGCCTTGTTCATTGGGGTCATAAGTGCGCTCGTCTACATATTTATCTATTCCTACATCATTGCTGGACTCATCTTTAAACACTGCGGTTATGCTTGCCCTTACTCCAAGGCCCTCGCTTGGTTCGTTTTCTGTGGGGCTGATTTTTACACTGATTAATAACGGTAAAGCTGTCTCGGTACCGTTGGCATTTGGTTTTAATATGCGGCCTTTGTTCTTACTAAATCGGTATGTTTTAGCCGCGGGACTGTAGTTATCTACATCCTGACAAGTTACTCTGGTGTTAAAGCATTTAACATCACCCGTTACGCCGATAGCTGCTTCACATGGAGCAATACTATAAGTCAAAGTACAGAAGTCTAAATCCAGTTCTATAATCTCGTTGACCTCGCGGCCTACCTCTGCTCGTAACTCTTCATAAGTAGCCATCGTTATTCAGTTCTTATATTAAGCTTAAAGCTATGGCTTATAAAACCTATATTCGTTGAGGGTCTGGCCCCGGGTGAACCTTCAGACCATGCATAGGCTGCCTGAGTTGGTCTGTTCGCTGGGTCTGGTAAGAATCCGAAAGGCTTTTTCTGCATATGTCTTATAAACTTATTCCAGTCAGTGGCTACAAATCCTGGTGTCATGTTTTGAACGTTGCAACTGACAACTGCATTAGGTCCTAATAATGTACGCCCTATAAAGTTACCGCCCTGGGTGGTTGAGTTTAATATATCGGGAGCGTCTGAATCATCAGGGAAAGCAAAGCCTGGCTGTAGACCTCGTTCCCATAATAAAAATTCACCAAAAAGAATATTGCTGATAAAGGTTTTCGCTCCGCTGCCGCCACCCTGTTTAATATTAAATCTAATCCTGGTTGTTGTTTGTGCGCCAAAGGTTTTAAATACCGCTATATCACTGGTCGGGGTGGTGTCTGCTACTAGATCAACAAATATAGAACCGTTAAAATATTGAAAGCTGTAATCGTGTCCCTCTTCCGCAATCGTTGTACCAATAAAGAATAGACAATCCACCGTAACTGGTGAGCTAAACTGGAACTCTATATTTTCATCTGGCGAGGTGGCCTCCCAAAAACTTGAGGTTTTAAAATCAAAAACATTTTCTGGTAAAAATCCCGCTACGTTACTGGTGGCTACTACTCCAGTAAAAAGACTGGAGTCTGTAAGCGTTTCCCACATTACCCGGGGTGTATTTGTTATGGTCATTGTAAAGGTGTCCCTCTATTGGTGGTTCCCAATCGAATAGAGTTAATAGTTTTACCGTCTGCGGCCACTTGATTAATAATATCTATCAGTCTTCGCCCGTCTATAATTGCGTCTTCATCCTCCACATTTATAACCACATCGACGCCTTGAGTTAATCCCTCAAGGTCTCCCGGGTCTCCTGCTGGCGCCGTTATTGCTGCCGCAGCAGATACGCCACCACCACCACCGCTGCCGCCACTGAAGCTTGGGGAACCGCCACCACCAAAAGACTGAGATTTAATCTGCTGAACGGCTGCAGCTCCCGCGATTGTTGCTGAAGCCGCCGCAGCAATTCCCAGGGCAGGACCTACAATTGGTATGCCTGCAAGAGCTTTATATGCCTGCATACTGGTTTCGATGGTTGCTATAACCGTTGATCCGATCGACGCCGCTTTACCTATCTCGAATTGCTTGCGGTTTTCTGAGTTCATTAAAGAACCCAACTGCCCGAGCACTCCGCCCACTACTTTTAAACGGCCCCGCATTCCTGATTTCCAGAGCTGTTGATTTTTTGAAACCGCTGCCGCTTCTGATTTACCAAACTGTTCCGCCCATGCAGACTGTTGTTCAGTAAGCTGGTTTTTTCTCTCCTGGTCTGCCGTAACAATCAGCTGGGTTTTTAGTTCTTCACGTCTAGCCAACTCTGTGGCTTCTAATTCGCCCAGCCTCATACTCTCTGCCAGGGCATTCTGGAAGGTTGTGCCAGACCTCTCTGATTCTGCTATGCGTATAACATCTGTAACTGCGCTTTGTTTCAATCGCTCAAGTGTGGCAATTCTCTCTATGGCTCCCTCGTCGCCTTTTATAGTCGGGCCGCCGCCTGTAACCAAAGCGGCAATCTGCTGTTGCGCGTCAACAGAAGCCCCTGCAAATTTTGTCACATTGGCAGTAGCTGACGCTAGATCGTCATTACTACTCTTAGAAAACTCCGCGGTAGATTTAGCTATCAATCCCTGGGCGTTCATTAACTGATCTGCCGCTGCTTGCATACCGGGGACTCGTCTCGCTACGGTTTCAGCCTGGGATAAAAGCGTAATTAATCCTTCACCAACAAAGCTTAATAGAGCTCCAAAAACTGCTTTATTCCCCGCTATAACTACATCAAATATAGCGCCCATTGTTTTAAATCCGTTGCTTAATGCATCCCAGGCCAGACCGCCAAGTATAGCCATAAAGTTAAAGGATTTTGTAAGTCCATTGATAGCAATATTTCCTGCAATCCCAATTTCAGCTAGGGCAATTGTACCAAGGCCCCAGACAATCTTTAAGCCGTCCCATGCATTCAAAAGGAAAGCCGCACCCTTAACCCCAAAACTAACGACGGCATCTAAGACGGTCCCGAAGCCTCCCGCATCTTTGCCCATATCTACAAACTGGTTTGATATGAACGTAATTATCGGGGCCAGTCTTATGGTAAGCTGGGTGATAACGCCGCTGAAGATCTCTTTAACTCGCCTCATAGAGTCATTGGCCTGCTCTACTTTGGCCGCGTCTATTCTTGACAGGGCTGTACCAAAGCCCTCGGTTTCTTTTCTGAAATCTGCAAATCCTTTTGAGCCTACAGCTATGAAATTATCGATCTTCTGGAATGACCTGCCGAATATAGCAGCACCTGCGGAGGCGCGTTTTAACGGGTCGTCAATCTCGTTCAATGAATCAGCTATTTTCTCAAACTGCTGCTCGGTGTTTAAGCCTTTAAAGTCAGTGATTGTGAGACCCAATAGAGCCAGACCATCTTTGGCGGTACCAAGTCCTGCCTGGGCGTCTCCTAAATTCTTGGTCATTTTTAGCAGTGAGCCGCTTACTTGGCTCATAGACGTTCCGCTAATATCAGCCGCAAGGTTATAACCGCTTAAGGCTTCTGTAGATATACGCAGTTGAGTAGCAAGCTTGGCCTGTGAGTCTATAACTGACAGGGTAGATTTAACCAATAATGCTACGCCACCCAGGGCCACAGCAGAAAACGCCGCGCCAAATTTTGCCAATTTCTTGCCGGCTTTTAGAAAACTCGTCCCTGTTTTCTGGGTGGTCTTCGCCGCCCTTTTCATATTGGCGCCGAATTTTCCAGTATCAGCCGTTAGGACTGCGATCAATGACCCTATACGATTGGCCATGCTACCCCTTTATAACATGTATATTATGCATTAATGCCATACCCAGTAAAGCATTATGCATTTGTTCGCCGGTCTGCTGTCGGGGTTCTTCGGCTGACCAGCTGGTTAAAAAGTAACTGGCTGTCTTAGCGGCTGTATGTTTACCGCGTTTGATATTATAATGGAAGGCCTGTAGCGAGGCAAAAAGGAAGTCTTGCCGGTCGTCGCCTATTGGTTCAATTTGGTTGTATAGTGACCAGTCGTGGAACTCTTCCATATCGACCTCTTCCATACAACGGGCTACGCTCATTCCCAACCTGGCCGCTAACTTAAACCAGAACATTTTCTCAGAGTTAGCTTTTAGCTTTTTTTTTCGTCTGAATTTTCCTCATCTTTTTTGGGTCCCAGTTTGTTTATCTTCATACACAAATCGCGTATAGCGTAGAGATAATCTGCCGGCATTTCCCCAATAGCTTGCTTATCATTTTCATCGAAAAGACGCACGCCGTCACGATCACAGACAGCCCACATAACCCATAATACTAAGCCGTTCTCTTCGTTGTTTTCATCAAGCAACATCTTTTCTAAAGACAGCCTTTGCTGACCATTTAAGACCCGGACATGGGTTCTAAATCCAGGGTCTATTATCTCGTCTGTAACAGGATCTCTATAAATGACTTCGTATACCTTGGCCTTGATACCAAGTATCTGATCTTTTAATGACATGGTTCTACCTCGTGTGTGTGAAGGTTAAAATTAGTGGTTATGCTGAGCCGGCAGTATCGGTAATATCGCCGGTAATTTTCAGGGTCATGCTGTAAACCATGCGCTCACTATTAGCAGCAGAGCCTTTAGGCATAGCAGTTATAAAGGCGTCAAATTCTGTTTTGCCTGCTGTTGCTTCGCCAGCTTTTAAAGGCCAGGTAACAGTGATAGTTTCAGTAGGGGCATTCACTGCGGAGACTTCACCAATCAGAGACTTAACAGCTGGGTCAAATTCTACCTCTAAAGTAACCTCTCCGTTATCCACCAGACTGGCTGGGAAGAACTCCATTGATTTGACAGTGCCAAGATGCGAGCCCTCTAAGGAGTCACGGCTGCCGGTTGCGGTATCTAGCCCTATAACCTTGCCGGCAAAAGCACTGGTACCAAATGCGATACTGGTCGTATTACCGTCTAATCCTGTGATGGTCATTTAAAAACTCCTAATGCGTTGGGACGATTATATCATGGCCTACTATGTAGTCTACTGAAGTTCTGCGCCGCGGGCTGTCGCTGCCGCTTTCGATGGGAACTGTTATATCGTTGCCGTCATCCTTTGCCAGATACTGAATAAATAAGGAACCATCTGTATAGGTGACCAGCCCCCGGAAACCATCAAGGGCCTGAAAGACTTTTTCTGCCAGGTCCTTTGCTTTTGCATAAGTGTCTGCAAATATGTCCAGCTGCTGCCGGGAATAGCTCAGATTTGACGCGCTTGCCAGGTGACGCAGCGGTATCTCAGTAACAAGGTGGTAAACAATATACGGGTAGACTTTATTCTGAGGGGCTATCTGTGGGTAAATCTTGGTTCCCACCAGAGCCGCTACGTCTGTGTCTGCTTTTAACAATTGAACTATGGCCTGTTCGACACTCATTTTTTCATTCTACTTGCTACCTTGGCCATTCCAACGCTTAAAGCTTTTGCGTATTTTCGCTCAATGTTGCTCACATTTTTATCCCAGGCCTTACGCATCATACCAACCGGGAGGATTTCTTTGCCTTTGTCGCCCGGGTCGTGGCCAAATTCTATCTGCAAATAGTTGATACCGCGGGGGCTGCCGTTCTCTGATTCTACCGTAGCGCCGAATCTGGGGCCTACCACCGTAACCACATTGCCTTGGGCTGCGTATACTTTGGTACGTCTTCCTATACTTTTAGCCGTAGCCTTGGCAAGCTTGGGCTCAATCTTTCCCGGGCCATTACCGCCTGCTGCCCGAACAATGGCCTTGGCATCCTGGCTCACTGGCTTCATTAAATCAGCGTTTGCGCCCTTGATAACCTGTTTAAAAAACTTGCCATGAAATTCATTTAGATTTTTAACCAGCTGTTTTTGACCCTTCAGAACTATACCGGATTTGGCCACTATTCGATCTCTTCTTTTACAAGAGCAACCACCTTTTTATTTAATTCATCCACATTAATAATATCAATAAGTTCAAATATTCGCCCTTTAAACTTTAACTTATAAACCGTTTTCAGACGCTCCGCTAAGTTATAACGACATATTAAATGGTGGGTGCCTATGCTTTGAATCTGACCGCCGTCGAGTTTTTCCTTTGAACTGATAGGCTTTAATTTGCCGTTAAATTTTCTTAAGGTTTCGTCAGTTCTGTCCTCTTCGCCGTAAGTATCCTGGGTTTCTGTCCATGAGATTACTTCGATTCTGTGACGTAGTTCACCAGAGTGTATACGGTGCATATTAAAAATCCGTCGCTACGTCTGCCAAACCTAGTAAATTAGCTACGCCAGTTGGTATCATTTCCAGTTTAGCGTCTGTAGCGTTCTCGCGGTTTTCGTACCACTCGCCTACCAGTAGCATGACAGCCTGTTCAAGCTCAGGTTTCTTCGATCTTAAATTAGCCAGGTCTACATAGCCGGCAGCAAAGGTTACAATAACATTGTTTAAAGTTAGGTCAGTCGCTGGCCAGACCTGATCTGGCTTTGGTAAAATTCTGGTAGGTTCTGAGACTATATCTGATTGAAAGACTGAGGGTGCCAGGGTCTGCTGTGTTCCAGCTGTGTCATTATATTGAATGCTTGTAATAGACCGCACTGGAGAAACCGGGAGGCGAATCATGCCACCGGGATTTATGATCGTTCCACTTGCTGGATTATGTTCGTGGTTATTGAGAGTCGTTGGAAAGTCGTCCAGATAAAATTTATATTCAGTCGGGTCAAGTGCTCGTTGGGTCCAGTGTCCTACGTACCGTTCTGCAATACCTATGAATCTTTGAATCATAGCGTCGTCGTCGTTTGTATCTACATACAGATGCTTCTTAACATCACCCAATAGGACAATTGATTCAGTCGAGGCTGTTGATACTTCGTAGGTTAATGGCATCTGGTCTCTGCTCGTTCCATCTTATCACAAGTATTACGCTTTGGCAATTGGTAAGGAACTGCTTTATGCTGTTGAATAAGTGACTTGCATATCTGAACACTATACGAAACAACGTCTCCCACTGTATGAGAGACGCCTTTGATTTCGCATTTAGCTGTGATTGTGACTTGCACTATGCTTGCAGTAACACCTTAAAGGCGTTGTCCTGAATGCTGTCTCCGTCCTGGCGTAAGAAAGCAACAAAGCCAACCTGGTCATTTGCGCGGAACAGTTCGTTAAGAACTAAGAAGCGCATGCCAAGAACCATACGATGGAGGTACTTGCTAAAGTCACCGAATAAAACTGTTTTCTTTGTGGTCGCAATGGTATCCATGTCATTGTTGGCAAGGAGTCGATGGCCCAGGAGAATGTCTGGATTGCCCAGTTGTAAACCACTCTGCCAGATGAACTGGCCCTGACCATCGACAAGCTTACGAATAGCAGTGATGGTTAGATCGTTGGCCTGGAATAGTGCATTGGGGCGATAGGCAATATCCAACCCACCTTTAAGGTCTATCAGATCGTCACCAGTAATGGCAGCAGCACCAGCTGCAGCAACAGTGCCAGCAGCAGTGACCGCACCACGCGGTTTGGATGAACCGTCACCCGTGGTTAAATGGGTGTTGGTAATGCGACCAATACGTTCGGCCAGAAGATCTAACAGAACGTCACCAATGTTAAACTCAGAATCTTCTAAGAGCTCCTGAGAAACCTTGATCAGCTTACTGGTGTATTTGAAAGCGTTAAACGTAACGCTTGAGAACGTAACATCCTGCTCGGTAACTGCGGCATTTTCTGCCAGAATGGCACCTACATTAGAGGTATCATCTACCGTTGGCCATGGAATGTCATTGCCTTTGTTGGTCCGCCATGGGCGGGCGACATTGACCATAGGGCCAAAGAATAACAGGCGTTTTTCCAGTTCGGCCATAAAGCCTTCTGCAATTAAATCGCCACCAGCACTGCCTGGCGTGGTAGCTTGAGCGCGTAGCTCTGTACCGACATGCATTAAAGTTGTGCGTTTCTTAGGAAAGTTAAGAACAAGCTCACCCTTATCTACCTTTACTTCTTCGATAACACTGCGCTGTTCTTCGGTTAATTCTCTGCCACATACCTGACGAGTATATGCATTGAGCATAATATGGTCACGGGCTTCGCCGGACTTCAGTTGGTCTGTGATTTCCTGGTGAGAAGATCCGCCGCGGAGCTCATCGGCCCGCTTGTCAACGATCTGGCGCTGCTCGGCTTCTACGTCAGCTGCACGCTGGGCAACTTCCATAAGCTTAGCGTTGGCGTCATAATCTTTGTTTACCTCATCCCATGAAGCCTGGTCTTCTGAATTAAATGCTTCGCCGCGTTTAGCAAGTTCTTGAATTTTAGCTGCAAGCGCCTGGCGCTTTTCCTGCAGTTCTTTTAAGGTCATGATAACTCCTAATTGAAGTGGATACTAATAATTGCTTAGGAGTTACTGAGCACTCATTTTTTGCAATTGAACATTAATTTTAGTCACGGGGAATATTATGCAAGATCTAGTTCTACCAATCTGGCACGCCGTAACCGGTCGCCGTTCCCGAGCTTAAGAGCCTCTTTATTTCTTGATTCAACAATGGCCTTATATTGCTCCCGGGCTTCTTTGGTATCTTCTGATCGAACGCTTGCAGTCGCTGAAGCGTAAGCGGGGAAAGTCACCGGGCCTATGTCAAGCAACTTAACACCGAGTACCTCTCTTATCTCAAGGTCTCCCTCTGTGCGCCATTCTTCATGCTCAACAATAAACATAAAGCTGGAGCCTGTTACATCACCACGACTTATATGTTCTCTGGTGTCCTTAGATACATTGGTGTCTGCGGGGTCTATCTCATAGCGTAATCCCACGTCGTCACTACTTAACTTCATAGTTCCCGCTGTGTTACGCCCAAGAATCAAGCTAGGGTCATGGTTGAATAATGCCCGTACATCATCAGATTCAGCCAGAGCACGATTAAAAGCACCTGGCATTATGCGCTCTACCATGCCGTCCCACAGCTTGTATTCAGTAGATGAGTCGCCCTTTCTGTAATAGACAGCGCCGTAACCGGTTATTTTACCGTCTGACCCATCCTCTCTTTTTTCGAGAATGATCATTGAATTTTTTTGATTTATAAATCTACGTTCCATGGGTGACCTCTTTTATGGTTTCTTGAATCGTTAATCCTATAATATCATCAACACAAGTATTGTGCAAATGCTTATTAAAATTTGTATTAAGGCTTTCTGATACAGTATTTGGGTCTAGACCACAAGACCGGCAATAGGGTTCCAGCTCAGATTGGGTACTTTTTTGGGCTTCTGTTACCTGCTCTATCAAAGCTTCTCGGGCCTGTTCCACCGTTTTAAACTTTGATGAGCTGGCGTTTTTGTCACGCATAGATACCCAACGCTTTAAAATCCTACTGAATGTCGCCTCAATCATGGCACGCTGATCTTCTGTTATCGTTGTCTCATCATCGATTAAACCAGTATCTAGGTTTGGCTGTGGCTGATTGGTTGAGATTGGGTTGTCTGGGTCATCGGTAGCAATTGGCTGCATGTTGACTTGAATAGTGTACTCGTCTAAACCGTCTACCGGGTTAAGGTTCTCCCGGGCGCGGACTTCGTTACGCGACATAATACCGTTTGATATAGCCTTTACGTAGGTATCCCATTTTGTACTTGAATCGACACGCAATAAAACATTACGGTTTGCTTCTATAAAAAGGCTGCCTGAGGCTCGCTGTACAGGGGTTAAAAGTTTCTTTATAAATTCCTGCTCAAACGATACCAGCCATGGGTCTAAACAGGTATCAAGATATGATTGATTTTCTGACTCAAGCGAACTGAATGAGACCTTTGCATCATCACCTAATTTATGGGGCGGCATCCGAAAGAACCCGGCAATATCACCAATAGAAAACTCGCGCGTTTCCAATAACTGCGCGTCTTTTGCATTTATTGCCATCTGGGTTATTTTTGCGCCGTTCTCTAAAACAGCAGTTTTATGGAAATTATCCATACCCTGATGCATGCGCTCCCATGAATCTTTTAAATTTTTCTTTGCTTCTGGGCTCATTTTCCCGGGCACTTCTATTACAACGTGGCCAGATGCATCATTAGCAAAAAACTTCGCACCGTAGGCTTGAGCACTAAAGGCTATGCCAGTCGTTTGCTTTGCTTTGTCCAGAAGATCGTATCCCATAATCCCGTCTGGTGACATACCTTTAATATGGATAACCTCGTCTTCATCCATAAAGACTTTACGGCCTGTGCTTGTAGTTGTAACATATTCAATCTTACCATTTACTTTAAACGCAGTTGTACTGTGTCGGTCCAGTTTGATTAATTCAGCTGGCGTGCCAGAGCGGTCTTTTGCGATAAAAGCAAAAGCGTTTCCCTGTACAGCATCTGCGGCCATGGCTTTTATAAATACGAAGGGAGTCATATTTGGATTAGGTGATCTGCGTAACAGCCGGAAGGCCGGTGCATTAACGGCTAGTTCGCGTCCGTTGTCAGTGCCAGGAATGCGCTTAAATGTATTAAACGGAAGCTTTGCAATGTCACCGCTGATTATGTCTATCGCTTCCCAATAGGGAGAAAGCTGTAAAGCTTTATCTGTAGTCATGTTAACGCCGCTTAATGTGGCATTTCCGAAAACGTCATTTGACGCAATGACCTGTTCCAGGGTAAGGTTTCTTTTGCCTCTTAAGGCTTGCTTCATGCTTCGTAACATACTCATACTGTGAATAACCCGCCATTCTCATACGGTGATTCATCATCATTATCTTTGGCATCCTGCCGGCCAATGGCCATAGCCAGGGCCACCATGCCGTCGATTTTTTCTGTGCTTTTCTTCTTACTAAATTTCATGTTATCAGCAGAGTCCTTCTCTATCGCTACGTTTGAGAACATCCAACGTAACACCGGATTACCATCATGCATACATTCTACCCCTATAACCATTTTTTCCAAGGCTTTACAAGCTGGGGACATTGAGGCATAGCCCTGGCCAAAAGGCACTACCTCAAAGCCTGCATAAGTCAGCTGGTTCTGTAGGTTCTGAGAGCCCCACCTGTCTATTGCTATCTCAAGGATTTCGTAAATTTCACCCAAGCCTTCGATGTCTTTTAAGATCACATCGTAATCTGCAACATTGCCAGTGGTGGTTTTTATATATCCCTCACTGGCCCAGGTTACATATGGGACATTGTCTTTTTTCTCCCGGGTTTCTATATTCATTTGAGGAACCCAAAAGAATGACAGTATGTAACTCAGTGGGTCGTCTTCGGTTGGCTCAAAAAGTAACTCCAACGCGCATATGTCTATCGTCGAGGCAAGGTCTAAACCAGCCCGGCACTTACGGCCTTTAAGGTCTGGTAATTTACCCTTGCAATTGTCCCAATATTTAAGCGGGAGCCACCGCTCGGCCTGTTCGGTTTTCATGTTTAAATGCAATCTCTTAAAAGTATTCTCAAAACTTGGAACATCCTGGGCCTTTTGGCATTTAGCCTCCATATAGTCCATCTTGATAGATACGCCCAAATTTGGGTTTGCTTTTTTCCAGACTTCCGGGTCTGTCCAATCGTCATCTATATCTGCTCTATATATAACGGGTAAGAATCTATCGTCTTTAATAACGCCGGTTCTTACCTTTTCGGCTGTATCTAATAGTTCATTACATATAGAAGGTCTGTCCCAGTCCGAGGTTGTAATAACAACAAAGAGCGGGTTATCCTGGGAGCCGGTACTGGTATCTAAAACATCGTATAGGTCACGATCCCGGGCGGCTTGAATCTCATCGTAACAAATAAACGAGCTGTTAAATCCGTGTTTGCTTTTTGCATCTGAAGACAGGGGTCTATAACTGCTGCCCTCTTCTTCAATTGCCATAGCATTCTGATAGATTTTAAATATATCAGATAATTCCTCATTCTGTAAAACCATCTCTTTGGCTTGATTAAATACCAGTTTTGCCTGGTCTCTTTCTGTGGCTGCTGAATACAGCTCGCCGCCCGTAGGTCTTTTGGGATCAGCACAAATAGCATAAATAACCATACCTGCAATAAATGTGCTCTTGCCGTTTTTACGGGGAACCATAATAAAGGCCTGCTGGTAACGCCGGTGTCCAGTCTCTTTATGAACCCAGCCATAGAGATTTAACAATATGGCTATCTGCCAATCATTTAAAATCAGGGGGGTTCTGGCCAGGGGTCCTTTGGTATGCGTTAAAAATTCGTGGAAAAAATCCACAACATGCCAGGCTAACTTTTCATCAAAACGCCAGCAGTCATCACAGTCAAACGGGTCATACCCCGGCAGACTTTGGAGAAGCTCTTTAAGCTTTTTTTTCATCCAGTGTTTGTTTTGCGAAAGTCATCAAGCTTACCCTTTTTCTTATCCGTCTTAGTCATCACGGTAGAGAGACCCACCCGGGCAGATGGGGTTATTCCAAAGCTGCGCTCCATGCGGTCTATCTGAGTGGCTATATCCATAAGGGCCTTGAGCTTCGCGTTTACCTTTAACTCACCCTTTGCAGTAAATGCATAATTGTCCTCAAATTCTAACTCTTCTACAGAAGTCTTAAAGCGGGCTCGTAAGTAGACCAACCGGCCCAAGGGCTCCGCGTCAATATCACCTATTAACTTATTTACATGAAGCTGTTTAGCGGTTGCCTTAAAATCTCTGTGGCATTCTTCTGGCAGCCACTTAGGAGGCCATGGTATTTTAGGTTCTACCTTGGGCTCATTGGTTCTTTGCTCTGCTCGCCAGCTACCCCGTAACTTCAATATATTTGAAGGGGTAGAGGCTGGGCCTCTTTTTCCTGTCATGATGGTACCTCATTAAGCTGTGTGTGTGAATGCACACTAGCAACAAGGGGCT